TAATACCCGAATATGTAGCTACTGAAGCCTGTTCACCTTGCTGAAATGGTTGAGGTGAATCAACAACAATTGTGCCGATATCGAGATTGCGCTTAAGAATAATACCGTTACCGCTTGACTGTGCACCCACTGCTCTTTCACCGACCAAAAAGATTCCTGTTAAATCTGCTCTTGTTTCTATATATTGATGTGGAAAATCTCTTTTTACTTTATCATCAAGCTCATTTACAGAAAGTGGCCAACCGAATTCTCTAAGATTATCATTCATCATAAAGAATGTCCAGTGATATGCAGGTGTGCCATAAATCTTTTGTGATACAATATCAGGTCTATCATTTTCAAGAATATGATACTGGCTGTAGAAAGAAGCATTTTGTCTTACGTTGTCGATAATATCTACATAAGCACCAAGATCGTGAGTGATCTCGAATATAGTATCTCCACCGCCACTCTTTTCAAATTCATCGCCGAATTTATAATCGACTCTCGGGAAATTTCGAAAATATTCCATCTTAGTGTCCCTTCTCGATATCTTCTCTTGTAAGAGCTCTGAACTCTTGGAATATCAAAGTCATTTGAATATGTGTAGCATTTCCGTCTGCGTGAAATGTCATACTACCAGGATTATAAACAGTTTGAACATCTTTTAAGTGACAAAGAATTGGCTGAGGTATTGGCATTTCTTCATCACCCCATCTAAATTTAATTTCGAAAAGATTTGGAAACTTATAACCGATTGGTATCGATGCTTCTTCTCGACCGAATGTCGAAGGATATAATTCTGTTCTAAAATGTCTTATGATTCTTTTAACCTGCTCTGCCTCAACTGCAGATGTTGCAACAAAGTCATATTGAAAAGTAAACATACGTATGTTAACACCGTTAAACACTGTACGCTGATTAGGATTTATTTTTACTTGTAAGCCAATTTGAGCTGCAGCTTCAATTCCTTGTGGTAACATTGTAGCAGCTCGAGAAGCAGCAAGCTGCGCGGCCTGTGGCCTTGATGTGTTAAATAAATCTGTCAAAGGTGCAAATGTATTGTCAAGAGCAGCCTTTGCAGCATCCATTAATCCACCTGCATTGTTTAAAGCAGCTAGTACACCGGCTCCTGCAGCTCCAAGCTCAGGTGTTTGGTAATCAACAGTGTCATTCATATTTAAGGCCATTGGCATATAAAGACTGATTTGATTTGCACCAGGCACATACGATGTACGAATACCGAGAAGACCTTTATCAGCTTCTGATTCTGCTTTTTCTCTTTCTTTTTTTCTTTCAGTAAACCTAGCTGCTTCGCCGCCGGCAGCAGACATGGCGTCTTCTTCTTCTGCCATACTGTTTCGAAATCTTTCTTCTGGCGTTTGCACACCATCAATTTCATCGTCACCTACACCACCACCGTCTGACACACGTGCATTCTTTTCATCTCGTTCTTTATTTAGAATATCATATGCATCCATTAAAAGATTTTTTTCAAAGACTTGTTTTGCTGCAACTGCATCTACATCCCATGGATTGATTTGCTTCATTCGGAATGTCATACTGGCAAAGTAACTATTTTGGCTTATAGGATAACGAAGTAATTCGCCTTGAGGCTCTGTGGCAACGACTTCTGCTCCTTGAGGTTTAGCGATTTGCTTTGTACTTACGTTTCCTTGTGGTGTTGCATTGGTTGTATTTGGAACAACCGGATCTCCTGCTCCACCGAAATCTTTTAAGTCGTTAAATTTTTTAGCGGCTCTAGTGCCTGCAGCTGTAGATAAGGCCATGATGATTCCCTATAAATAAAAATTCGTAAAACTATTTATATGAAAAAATGGCATATTCTGGAAGATATAAACCGAAGAATCTGAAGAAGTATAGAGGTGATCCTGATAAGATTGTATATCGATCTTCATGGGAAAAAGCTTGCTTTGTATGGTGCGATCAGAATCCAAATATAAAAGGATGGTCATCAGAGGAAGTTGTAATACCTTATCTTTGGGAAATTGATAAGAAGATGCACCGGTATTTTGTAGATCTTAAGATTATGTTTAACGATGGAAAAACGATCTTAGTGGAAATTAAACCACAAAAAGAAACAGAATTGCCAAAGAGACCAGATAAATCAAAGCGATATATCGGTGAAGCAATGACGTATGTAAAGAATATGAATAAGTGGGAAGCAGCAAACGAATATGCAAAGGATCGTGGATGGGAATTTCAGATATGGACAGAAGAAACTTTATACAGCATGAAGATACTTAAAAAGTTGAAGCCGTTGAAACCTCTAAAACCATACCGCAAAAAGAAGAAAAAGTGATATAAATACTGTTATGAGTAATCTATTTCGCAATATTGGCTATGATGCTTTTCGTGCAGGTATTAATCCGCGCACTCGTCAGTCGCGTGATTGGTTTCGTAAAAAAGTACAGAATCTTCGTAACATCAATCGAACAGAGTTGTTACAGTCAGATGAACTAAAACTTGTAAATAAATCGAATCCATTAATTGGTTCTATGAACATGTTTTTCTATGATCCAAAGCACAAAGAGACTCTACCATTCTACGATAGATTCCCATTAATTATTATTATTGGCCCTGCTAAGGGTGGATTTATGGGTTTAAATTTACATTATTTGCCACCGATATTGCGCGCAAAGTTTCTTGATGAACTTCTAAATATTACAAATAACAATAAATACGATGAGACTACACGCTTTCAAATATCATACAAAATGTTACAAGCGACAACAAAGATGAGATACTTTAAACCTTGTATCAAGCATTATCTTTTTTCTCAGGTAAAGTCACGACTTGCAAGAGTGCATGCACCTGAATGGGAGATTGCTACATTTTTACCGACAGCAGATTTTGCAAAAGCTTCTGCTACTAGTGTATATCGAGAATCAAGGAAAGCGATATGAGTGTCGATCAATTAAAAGGTTTAGTTTCTGCTAAGCTCGGTTTTGCAAGAACAAATCAATTCTTAGTAGAGCTTCCATCTGAGTTTGCATCTGGCGGATTATTAGCAACTCTTACATCTTTAGTCACATCGGGATCTATGGGTGGAGGAGATCTAAATCTTCTTTGCGCTAGCGCAACCCTACCAGGTAAACAAGTACTGGTACAAGATCGCCGTATAGGTATGGAATATCAGAAGGTTGCAAATGGTTATGCAGTTGATGATGTATCACTAACTTTCTATGTGTTAAACGATTACGGAATTAAAAAATATTTTGATAAGTGGTACAGCACAACGGTCATCGATGACTTTAGTGTAGCGCCATATAAAAGTGAATATGCGCGTGATGTAAAAATACATCAACTGCGTAAACCACTTGTAAACAAAAATTTCGATATTGGTCCAATCAATATTGACGTGGGCATCGGTCAAGGTACACCATATAGTGTACAACTTATCGATGCATTTCCTACAACAGTGCAAGCAATTGAACTGAACAATGAACTTGATGGCTTAGTACAAGTTACTGTACAGCTATCGTATACAAACTGGAAAGCAGTAAATGACGGACAAGGATTCTTTAAGATTTCTGCAGGTCTTCCAGGTGGATTAGGTGGAATATTTTAAGGAGTTATAATGGCACTACCGCGATTGAATGAACAGCCACAGTATGAATTAACAGTACCATCAACAGGTCAGTTAGTACAATACAGACCGTTTCTGGTAAAAGAACAAAAAGTTTTAATTATGGCACTTGAGTCTCAAGATCAGAGACAGCAGCTAAACGCAATATTAAATTCAATTAATGCCTGCGTTCAAGATGTTGATGTACATAAACTTGCAACGTTTGATGTTGAATATATTTTTACACAGATTCGTACAAAATCTGTGGGTGAAACTACAAAAATTGTAATGAAATGTACAGAATGTAGTGCAGACAAAACTATATCGATTGATCTCGAACAGGTGAAACTTGATGAAGAACCTGAAATAAAAAATAGAGTTGTAAATCTAACAAAGGATATTGCTGTTGAATTAAAATATCCGACTTACAATGAGTTTTTAAGAAATACGAATGAACAGTCTTCTGCTGTCGATATGGTCTTTTCATTAATGGGTACATGCATCTCTGCAATTATATTAAATGATGAAGAGAGAATTGATATTAAAGATGAAACACCAGAAGAGATTGAAAATTTTATTAACTCTCTAAACGCAGAGCAATTTGAAAAATTAAGAACCTTTGTTGATGAGATACCAAAGATTAGTTTAGATGTAGAATTTGAATGTGAAGCTTGTAATGCAAAGAACACACGAACACTGGAGGGCTTAAACGATTTTTTTTCCTAAACCTTTCTCATGAGACGCTTGAGAATTTTTATCAGACTAATTACCAATTGTTGCAAAATTTTAATTATTCTCTAGCTGATCTTGATAGTATGATACCATGGGAAAGGGAAATATATCTTGCAATGCTCGTAAATGAATTAAAGGAAAAAGAACTAGCAGCAAATAGTAGGTAACGATATGGCTATTACAATTACACCCACTGGCAGAACTGGAATGAATGTTGGATTATCTGACATTGCCAGCATTCTATCTGAGCAAAATCAAGTCTTAGCACAAACTGCGGTATCACAAGAAAAGCTAACATCTGCATTTAAAGATTATTTGACTATGTTAGCCGGCAATCAAATGGATGATCTGCAAGACGAAAGACGCGCCGAAGCCGAATCAAGAAGTGGAAGTGGCAGAGGCGTTGTGAGTGGAGCGGGTAGTTATATGTCCGGAATATCAGATGCATTTAGTATGGGCGGAATAATCAGATTTGCAAAGCGTTTGTTACCGGTAGCTCTCGGTCTTTTATTCGGCGATGAATTATTGGAAGGTGTAAAAACAGCAGTTAAAACTTATTTACAAAGAGATATATCTGACGATGTATTTGATGCAGTTAAATTAGCTGTTGTAGGGGGTCTCGGTGGATTCTTATTCGGCGGAGTAAAAGGCGGATTATATGGTATGCTATTCGGTGTGATGTTCTCGCCGATGGTAAGAGAAAAAATTGCTGACGGGTTAGAAACAATTCTAGGTAGAGAAATTGACTCAACCGATCCTGAAACATATGTCACAGCTGGAGCAGTTGCTCTTTTGCTTCCTGCTGCAATTAAAGCCGCTCTACCGAGCCTACTTGGATTTTTGTTTGGTACGAAAGGTTTACTTGTTGTAGCCGCAGGATTAACAGCAGCTGCTGCATACAAATATTATACTGACGATGATTTTAGAGCTGAGATTGATAAGAAGACACAGCCATTCCGTGATGCCATGTTTGAAGCAGAAAAAGCATTCGCTGATAAAATCGGTGAGTTCATAACTACATATACGAATGAATTTAAGAAAGCCGTAAACAAAGCTGTCGGCAAGAATATATTTACAACTACAGAAATGGAAAATCGTGGTGAAGCCTCGCTAAGTGAAGCAGATAGAGCAGAAGTTGCACGTCTTAGAGAGCAACAAAGTATTGCTCGAGAAGACTATCAATCTTATATGGCTGGTAGAAATCGAGATGAAATTGCAGAAAAGTATGGTCTTCGAACCACTGGAATGATGAGACATTCACAGAACGCGACTGCACTTGCTAGTATGGTAACCGGTTATCAAGACGATATTGATGCCATTGTTGATCCTGCTGCAGATATTCAGAGAATGATTGCCGGTAAATCAAATCAAGAGATTGCAGATCTTCGAAAAAATTTGGCAGATAATCTATCAGCATTGTCATCAGTTGAAGGTTCTGAGAAAGAGGCTGCTGTATTACGTAGACAAATTGCTGCACTTGACAAAGCGATCGCTAGTAAACAATCTCGTCAGCCATCAGTAAGACCACCGACTGGGATCCCAAGTATTGATAGACCACCAACCGGGCCAAGTGCAGATATTATGGCTCAATATGGTTCTCGTTCTACAGGAAGTGTAATTGCACCAGTTGATGCTAGCAATATGAATATTGTAACTAATAACAGTAGCTCCCCCCTAGTGTTGCCAGCAGGAGGGAGCCAAGATTCGAATGATAATGCAAGAAACAGAATGCTTCCTACATCATCTCCTCATAATTAGTCGTCGTTTGCTAACTTAGCAAAGTATGACATAGTGTCATCGTCATCTACAGAGTTCATCTCTTCGGCAGTAACAGGAGCAGCCTGTGCTGGTTCTGGAGCTGGAGCAGGCTCATTAACCTGATTCATTTGAACTACAGTAGGTGCACCCATATCTGCTTCTTC